GAACCACTTCTAAAAGCTATTTCTCCTCCGGTATAGTTTTCATTTAATAATATAGATAATCCTATTTTACGGTTTAAAGAAGATCCTTCTGCTCCTATATCAATATGCCAATTATATCCATGAGATGGAGCAGTATATTTCATAATTTGCGCCCGCTCCATTCCATCTATGTCATATTTAAAGTAATTATTTACTTTTAAAGCTAACTTAGCTAAAACTTGATAAAGACTAAATTGATCTTCATCAATATAAAATATTTCGACATCTCGGTATTTAGTATCTTTTACTTTTTCACCAGAACGATAGACTTCTCCTGTAACTGGTTCTCTATTTTTAATGTAATTTAAAAACATTTCTATTTCCTCATCTGAAATAGAAATGTTTCCTGTTACACCATGTTTCGGTGAAACTGGAGTAATCATTTATTGAGCTAAAGGATTGCCACTGCTATCTTCTAATTTAGATATATCTTCTTCGGCTTTTCTCATCGCTACGGATAAGCCTTCTAGTTGTGCCTTGAGACTACTGGTATCTGGTATTTCTATACCATCTATTTCTTTTTCTAAATACTCTACTGAAGTTTCTATGCTTGCAAATCGCTGTTCAATAGCTTGTTGAGCATCTTCTGTCTCTCCCAGTCCACCTATTTTCTTTTCTAGATTTTCCAGTCTATTAACATAACCGGCTCCAGCATAGCCAAAACCCGCTAAGGTACTTACGATAGTTGCTAAAGCGATTAATTGCCCAGCTTTTGATTTAAACCATTCCATATTCTTCTCCTATAGGTTAGGATGTTGATTAACTAAACTCTGCATTGTATTAAGACTTGTTCTAGCTAAACCATAAAACGCATCTATATTATCTGAAATTGACGCATCCGCATAGATTGCTCTAGGCTCATACCAGGTTTCAGCTTGAGGAATAGTAGCTTCTCTGTACGCATCAAAACCAGGAACATACCCTAAAAACGCTACCAGTGTTGACTCATCTCCATACTGTCCTGTTTCCTCTTGGGTAGCCTGTCCTTGTTCTTGTTGTTCTTTTATATTATCGGCAATTATCTGGTCTGCTATTTGGTCTGCTTCTGATGCAGTCATTACACCTGATACTGCAGTATCTATTTGACCTTGCATATCGGTTACTTGCACATCTGCCATAACTACTTGTGGGTTCGCATCAAATGTAGGCAACGGAGTGATTACAGTTGTAACATTGCTAACAGTTTGTGTGCTTCCACCCATTCCGCTAGTAGAACCCATATCCTGATTTAAACTTAATACTGTATTCGTTTGTACTTGTGCAGTTTGTATCTGGTCTGAAATACTAGGAGAACTACTGGTAGAAAACCCACCACCAGATGCTGAACTAGCTACTGCTGTAGTAGTAGTGTTACCTGCTGAACCACTTCCACCTGAAGAACCACCATAGCTAGAGGTACTTCCTCCTGAACTTGTAGAACCCCAACCACCTGTTCGTGATGTTGTTCCTGCTGTAGTCCCTGAAACACTATTAGAGGCAGCCTGTATGGTACTAGCCACTACATTTAATTGAGCCGCAGTGATCCCCCCTTTCTTTTCTTCTTCCTCTTCTTCAGCTAGTCTTTCTTCTAAGACTTCTTCTTCTGCTTCTGCTAATCTTTCTTCTTCTATTTCTTCAAAAATTTCTTCCACCACTTCTTCTTCAAATACTTCTTCTATAAATTCTTCTTCGGGTTCTTCTAGTATTTCTTCAATTTCGGCTACTAATTCTTCTTCAAAGATTTCTTCCTCTTCTAATTGTGCTAGTTCTTCTTCGTACCACTCATCCAGTTCTTCTATAGTTTCAAACTCTATGTAAGTTTCTAGGTCCTCATAATCCTCTACTAAAACAGTTTCGTGAAAGACAAACTCCTCAATTAATTCTTCACTGGTATCAAAAGGCAGTGGATTTGGCTCAAATTCATTATAAGAAACTAAATAAACTTCTTCTATATATTCATAAGTTTCTACAAATTCATCATAAATATCCATTTGTGCCTCTAATTCTTCCCATGTTTCCAATGAAGAACTATCCCACTCTATCCACCCTTCATCATTAAAAGAAACATCAGTGCCATACCATTCGTTTACCTGCTCTTGACCGAACTCTTGTAAATCTATTTCGTACCATTCAGCATCAGTAAATTCCATTCCGTAATAGGGGTCATCGTCAATCCCATACTCATCTTCATAGCCATAATCATCTTCGTAGCCGTAGTTTTCTTCGTAGCCATAGTCAAATTGTTCTTCTTCAACGTAATAAGCAACTGAGGCTTCAGTCGTATAGCCAGCACAAGAAGGACTGTATTGAGGATCATCTTCACACTGTTGGTCATCATAAGCACTCCAGTAAGAAGGACACTCCTGACTATAAAGCTGAGTGATATTACATTGTTGTGTTAAATAAGCTGCTGCGTAACCATCACAACTTTCACTGTGTAAAGAATTTAATGCACATTGTTGAGCTAAATATGCTGCGGCGTAACCAGCACAATTTACTGAAGTCAAAGGGGTAGTTGCACAAGCTGACTGGTCTGTGCCATCCCCATACAACGAACCCCCATCCTCTAATAAAGTATTCACCGCATTACTACTGGAGTTCCAATCATAGCTAACACAAGTTCCAGCTATATTAGTCGTTCCTGTATTACATTCGTCAAAGAAATGGTAAGTATAAATCTGTGAGGAACTTCCCTGTTCCCCTATCAAGACATCATGGGAGATAATGTCTAATTCGCCATAGCGAAACTCATAAGTGTTATTAGGGTATAACCAGACTTCTATGCTGTTATCAGAATTAGCTCGATTGTATTCCCTCATGTTATACCAACCAAATATAGTGTAGTCGTCAAAGGCTTTGGCTCTCATAGCCGAACCGCCATCTTTTATCAGGTCAGTCCAGAATGGAAATAAAGTATTAGTGTATTGGGGTAATGGATCCGGTGTGTAATCCCCACAATAACTACCTGTTAAGTTAAAGTGTAAACAACCATTAGTAGCCATTCTTGCTTTGGTAAAGTCATTACCATAAAAGGTAAAGGTAAAACCTAAGTCAAAAGCTGCTGAAACTGAATCATCATTTGATCCTAACCCTGTTGACCCTGCTGAATTAGTTTGTAAATCATACAAGTCCTGGTTAGCTTCATAAATGTAATCAGCTTTGGCTACAGTTGAAAAAAGTAGTAACCCTATAACAACAACACTTATTGTCCACAAAAATATACCATATTCAGGCTCTAAAGGTTCTGCCCAATAGCCTTTTTCAGAGTCAGAATTAGTTTGTTGCTTCTCTGTTCCATTCATTTACGCAATCCCACCTACTTCTTCTAAGACCATCTAAGTCTCCTTGAACGTGCTTAGTGTCTTTACACGCTTTAATAAACTGTTTTCTTTTCTTATCGTAATCAGGTCTTGCAGTTCTGTTTGCTTTCCAACCTTCTGAGGCTTCCTTACCAATTTTACCCATGTATGGACAAGGAGTTCCAGCCATCTCCATAGCCTGAAACACCCTTTCATCTTGACAAAGAATAGAAACAGCTGCCACTTTCATACCCATATCGTAGATGTACTTACTTAGTTTTAACCTTTCACAATTCTCGTCAGTTATAGTTCTACCACCAGAGATACCAAAGACTTGTCCTTGGAACGCACCTGAACGACCAGTCGTACACAGATCTTGACTGTAGCTCATAATTGACGGAGCGATTGCCGAAGCCGGAGGAGCTTTAGTTTCTATCTCCTGTTTAATCGTTTGTTTGGTATTAGATTCGTTAATGTTTCTGTTCGTATTGTCGGAAGTTGAAGTGTTTTCATTAACATTTTTATTGTCTGTTTTTACATTTGAAGCAGATGTGGATTTATTCACATTTAGATTGGTGTTGGTGTTCCTGTTATCTGAGGTACTGGTACTGGTGTTATTGTTCGTGTTGGTATTGTTGTTCGTGCTGGTACTGGTATTCGTATTATTCGTGGTACTTGTATTATTTGAATTAACTGTGCTATTGACTGTACTGTTACTGGTGTTGTTATTTACATTGGTGTTAGTCGCTGTTGATGTATTTACATTCGTATTATTAGCAGTCGTTGTATTGTTATTCGTATTCGTAGCTGTACTGGTGTTTACGTTAGTGTTATTACTCGTATTCGTGTTGACATTAGTGTTGGCATTTGTGTTGGTTGCTGTTGTCGTTGTCGTGTTCGTGTTGACATTCGTATTGGCATTCGTATTAGTTGCTGTGCTAGTTGTCGTTGTCGTGTTGGTATTTGTATTCGTATTGGTATTAGTGTTGGTGTTGGTATTATTTGTGGTCGTATTGTTCGTAGTATCTAACGAGTTTTGCTCACAAAACTCAGTACCAGCAGTACAATCAGGGTTTTCTGGTTCGTTTTCTGCTGATTTTAAAGCTACTGAACCAAGCAATCCTACGAATATCCATACAAGTAAAAAAGCTAGGTAACTTTTTTTCATTTTTTATCTTCCCCTTTAAAGCTTTTAGATGCTCCACTTGTACCTGCATACAATCCAAACCAGGCTGCACCTGCACCTACAATAACTGAGATTAGTCCAGATTGTTCAAAAGATGGCTCTGGTAATTCCATAAACCACATCACTGTAAAATAAAGTAAAAAGATATAAACGGTTAAAAAGGCCCTGGGGAATATCCTCCAGCTATCTACAGCTTGAGCTAGGAAGATCCATTTCTGATGAGGGTTTTTGGTCCCTTCATCTTCTAAGTCTCTTATTCTATCTTTAAGATCTGCTTTTTCTTGTAATAATGCCATGAATTTATTAAGGTCTATTTCAACCTCATTGCGATCCATGTCGCCACCGAATCTCCCAGATGGGTCCCTATCACTCATAGTCTCTCCTGTAAAACTTTTTAATGTTGTTCGTAATTATAGCTTCTTTTTCTATCTTTTTTCCATCCCAAAAGTTTAATTCAAAACTGTTTTTCTTTTTGACTATTTCTGTACCAAAAATATCACTAATCCACTTAAAAAAAGATTCTTCAAATCCATCTTCAAATTTCCACTTTTTTGTATGCAAAGAAAAGAATTCATGTTGCGGCCTAAACCAATTATTAGCTTGAGTATTAATAAGCGTGTTTATTAATTTGATAAATTTTTTATAACTCTTTAAATCTTTTTCTATTTTATTTCCGTATTCATGCAATAAGAATGAAGAAGCGGAATAAAATCTTTCTACCGGATCCCTAACTATTCCAAAATGAGGAATATCCTGAACGTTGAGATGTTTTTCATATAAATCTTGATGAAAATGATCTATCTGAGTGCCGTCTATCTCTCCATAAATATTATCTTGTTCACAAACAATTCCATTTAATAACAAATTTTCATTAATAAATCTTCCGGCGGTACGAGGTACATGGACGAATAAAACTCTTTGCCTTGTTTTTGGATGCAGCAAAGTGGGCATTTTAATCTATTAGATGTTTTAGCTTTTCTCTATTTTCTAAGTGTTGTTGCTCTATAGTTCTTTTATTCTGTCCGGTATAGGCTACTCCATAATGTTCTTCAATCATAATTTGATTTACTGACTTGGAGCCATCTTTTTTATACAGTTCGCCTAAAATACGACCAAATTTTCCTTTGGCATCTTTATGGGTTTTTATAATTAGATCTTTACCGGCTTCTTTAATAAAAGTCTTTAAGTATTCTTTAGCTAATAAGCCAAATTTCTTTTCGATTTTATCTCTTGTACGTGATTCAGGAGTGTCAATGCCGTATAAACGCACACGGCTGCTATAAAAAATAGAAAAACCGACATCAATGAGAACATCCACAGTATCGCCATCAACAATTTTGATAGGACTGCATTTATATTCGTACATTTATTTTTTATGTTTAGCCGGACGTCCACGTTTTTTAGGAGCTTTACCACTTTCCCAGGCTTCATTAACGTCAGGTGTAGACTTGTCATCCCCTTTGTATCTGCCTTTAGCAGTTCTTGCTCGTTTAGGTTTTTCCCAAACAGTGTTTTTTCTCCAATTTTTTTGAGCTGTTTCTTTTTTATCTTGAGCGCTCTTGATAACTGCTGAAACATTTTCTTTTTTCTTCTTATTGTTGTCATTATTTTCATTAGCTACTGCCCATTTTAAGAATTTTACAAATTTTTTCCACATAATACGATTTCTCCGCTATTTAAAAGATCTAGGATAGCACATAAAAAAGGGAGTCTAAAGACTCCCTTTTTAGTTATGATTGAGTAAGAAACGTCATAACCATGCGTTCCTAATAAACTTAAAGCTTACGCGCCTTCGCTACCGTACACGCAACGATAGTTGCTGTAGCCAAAGCTGTAACGTTCTCTTGCCTTATAACGCATGTTGCCGGTGTCAAAATCACCTTCTAGTGCAGTTGTAAGAGGCGCACGTTCAAAATGCTTAAATCCATCTGGGCAATCAGTTTTAATAAACCACGCATCCGTGTCTGTTAAAAAGTGATTGACTACATATCCATTTGGAAGCATTCCCATGTTACGCATAGCATTGATGTCATTGTCTGATGTAGACGGACGTAGAGGAGTTTCTAACAATCTGTCAGCGATAAATTGCGAATTAGGCGGAACTATAAGTTTCATGCCTTGTAACGCAATAATCATACCTCTGTCATCCGTAAACGCAGCAATGTCAATCATTGCTTGTTCAAGTGAAGTTTCATTTAAGTCTGTGTAAGTGCTTGGGCGATTGCTTAATGTTCCAGCATTACCACCTAAAGGGTGGGAACTGTTAATTAAACTTACGCCATCGCCACCAGTATAAGATGACGAAAAAGCGTTGTTAAGAGTAGCTGCTCCTTTAACTTGTTTGGTATGTGCCATCGAACGCGCAAGCGCTTTCGTATAACGTGAACCAAGCCTGTCATAGAGATTATCCTCAACTGCTTCTTCTGTTAGTGCAAATGCTAATGCAATTGTTTGGTGCGTATACCTTGCAGTATAGCCCTCACTTGCATCATCATAATTAACACTGTCACCTTCGTTCTTAACTGGAGCATTCCCAAATCCGATAATGAGAACCTCTTCTTCAAACGCACGATCCGAAGATTCTGTGTCGTAAATTTCTGCGGCTTCATTTTCGTAACGGTCATATTCCATTCCAAATAAGGCGTTAAGACCCGGCTCAAGCTCTTTCGCTAATTGCGCTCTAGAAATTGCTGCCATTTCCTATACTCCTTATGCTAACCCTGTGGTTCCTGCTGAAAACAAGGAATTGTTAATAGTAACGAGAACGTTAGTATTAGCGCTTCCAACATCAGAGTTTTCAGGGTCTTGTGAAATTTCAATAGCCTTTATGGGAAGTGTGGCGGTGGTTGCACCAGTGGTCACGTCTAACTCTAAAGCGCTTCTACCGGAGTAGGCGTCTCCTACGGGGGAACTGTCCACAATATCAAAATTACCAAACAAATCCGCTCTTGGGAACGCGGCGTCTGCTTGAATTTCGCATATTATATTAGGGTCAGTTATCACAAAAGCAGCAATATCACTAGCAGCAGTGCTGGCAGGATATTTGTTGCTCC